TCCTGCTGAATATCTACAACACCTGTTTCACGCATGACTTGATTAAGAACATCCAAGTCATAACCTTCCTTCTTCAGGAATTGACTGACTAGATCAACCATTAAGCACCACCGATATTTAGCTGTTCTTCTGAGATACCTTCATTAGGATCAACTGGTTTTAAACCGGGGACAGTGATGGGTGTTTGGGCTTCTTTCTTTTTATTTTTAGCTTCAAGAAACTTAGCTTCTTTTTCTTGTAGCATACGGTTCAGAACAAATTGTAGTGCTTCATACTGAGTTTTACCTTCACCTTCCGCACCCTTAGCACGATGTTTCTCTGCAAGCTCTGCCGCCTGTAATAATATCTGACGTTGCATATCTTCATCAGAGCTACCTGCAAGCCCAAAGAACGCTCTAATTGCACCGGGTTCTCCACGTGCTACAGCTTCAATCAATGATGCTGTTGTAGGATCAGCTTCAATATCCTTTTTAGAGTCTCCAAAAGCATAGTCTTCATAGACTTTACGCTCTGTAGTGCTTAGATCAAACTTAGGAATACCTAGTTTTTCCATCTGATCCAGAACTTGATTGTAGTTTAGTTCACCTGCCGCATATGCAACAGCGAGCTTACGTGCTTCCGGTGTACCTGCATTAATTAAATCTTGTGTCAATGCTTCCTTTGCCGCCGCCTCACGTGCTTCTGTCTCTAACTTTGTAGCACGTTCATCATACTGTTCAGCCGCATCAGGTCTACCTACTGCACGTAGTTGGTCTGCAAGTTTGCGTAGACGCTCAACATCCTTGCTACCTGCCTGCTGTGCAATCGCTGATACCTGTGCCGCCTGACGTTCTTCAGGAGTCATTGACGCTTGTTGAATCGCAGAACCAATCTCTTGGTAGCGTTGACGTGTTCCCGGTACGCCGGGTCTAGTGCTTTCTGTACCATCTTTTTGAATCAATGTTACAGTAGGTGTACTGGGCGTACCCATAGAACCTACAACTTTCCCTGCACCTAACAAGCCACGCTGTACCATCTTAGCAGGGTCTGCCGCTGAGGCTACAAGTTCCTGTGCCGCTAGGCCGCTAAGCAGTCCCGGTAAAGCTGTTGTACCAGTTGCACCTAACAACTGAGCCTGTGCTCTGGAGTCCTCACGCAACTTGGCAAAGCGTTCCTGCCGTAGTTGCTCAGGAGTCTTTAGCATGTCCTGAATTAAACTAGCCATTATGAAAACAATCCTAAGATGCGTTCAAGTTCTGATGGTGTGGATTCAAACTGTCCTGTGTCAGTGTTGAACTTAGTACCACCTGCAAACAATCCTGACAGTGCATCAGCCAGTGACCGAACACGCTGTGCTTCCAGTCCTGCAACGCCTGTTCCTGCCGCCGCCTGAGCTTCTAAGCCTGCAATGCCACCCTTGTACAGAGCCTCTGATGCGCCCTGACGTGCTGACTGTGCAATGTTAGCGAGGTTGACTGATGGAGTCAATGCAGACAGAGCCTGGGATTCAGGGGTGTATCCTGCTTGCAACAATCCTTGAATGTTCTGGATGTTTTGTCCAGCAAGTGTAGGTGCTGTTGTCATTGCTGATAACAAGTCTGCACTCTGCTGTTCCTGAATAGCCTTCTGTAGGGCTAGTGCTTCAGGTGTCCCACCATAGGCCGCAGTCTGTGTACCACCACGTCCCTGAGCAAACAAACGATTCTCTAACTCAAGCTGTGCACGTTCCTGACCGGGCTGTCTAGCCGCCTGCATTTGAGCAAACAATTGTTCTGTTGTAGGAGTAGCAGTTCCAATCTGACCTAATGCTTGGGCCAACAATCCTTGCTGAATAGCCGCAGGAGTTTCACCAAGCTGTTGTGTGATACCACCGCCTGCACCAATCTGTGTAGTACCTGTGCCGGTCTTAACACTGAATGGGGTAAACTCTGTTTTACCTGCCGCTTCCTGCCCAATCTGTGTAGCCTGTCCCTGCAGAGTAGTACCCTGTTGCTTCAGGTAGTCAATGATTCCCTGACCTGCTTCATACGGTAGGTATGCCGCCCCTAAAGAGCCTGCACCGCTAAGCAGTCCACCAAGTTGAGACAAATCCATTAGTATGTACCCCCGTCAATTGTTCCTGCAGTGAGCGTACCAGTGACATTGACGGTTGGTGCTGTCACAGTACCTGTAAATGTGGGTGATGCCAAGTCAGCCTTTGTAGCCACGGCTGTCTGGATGTTAGTAAACTCAGTATCAATCTCAGAGCCTTTGATAATCTTTGCAGGATTACCAGAAGCAAGAGTATCCTTTACTGTAAAGTTAGTTGTCTTAGTATAGTTTGACATTAGATAGTCCTTCCTACAATTGCCTGCGCTGTAAGTCTCTGGATAGATACAACAGCCCCATCAACCTCTACTTCAATTCCAAGCTGTACAACCTGACCGCCGCCTGAAGCGTTTACTGTCGGTCTGTTTACTAAGACACCTGCGTTGAACTCACCGATGTTATACTCAGCAATATTGTACTCAGAAATAATTTGAGTTGAGAGTGTGAATGTACGTTTCTTGAAGTTATAAGCGTAGTCATAACCCCAGTTAAGTGTAGCCTGTGTTGCACTACCACCAATGATTGTAATTTTTAGATTCTTTAGTAGCTTCAAATTTGATGGAGCACCAAAGTCAATGTAGTTGGTAAAGTAGTTCATCTGGTATGGATTTCCATTGTCTTGGAATCCATCATACAATGCAATGCCTTGGTCTTTACCTAACAGGAGTTGTCCTGCACGTGTCCTACAAAGAGCTTGAGGCTGTATAGCGTTCCACTGAGTGACTCGATGACTACCATCCTGTAATGGTGCTCGCATATCAAAACAGTATGTGATGCCTGTTGTAGGAAGATGTAACAAATAGAACGCTTCTTCTGGAGAGTAAACAGATATCATGTTCCCTGATTCAGAAGAAATGTATGTTGTCAATTCAGTACGCACATTTTTACTAATATCGGTAAGTGGTGCTGACTTCTCTTGAATAGTACGGCCAAGGCTACGTACTCCAGAGTCTGACAAGAAGATTAAGTCTGTGCCTGTAGGCTGTACAGAGTCTCTAGCAATACACCCAATCCCAACTACAGTATCTGCAAGTTGCATTGTAGCCGGATCGGACGCACCCTGATACACAAGTATCTGTCGCTTACCAAAGATAACAAGAAAGTTATTGTGTACAGCCAGTGCAGTAATCTCATCACTACCATCAGGCCATACCTTAGATACATCTATGCTACCAGAGCTACCGGTGTCCCACTTAAATCCTGTGAGCAAGTCACTCCAGTATACTGTGGTATTATTGGTTGACGTTTTGGCAACCCAGAGTCTACCAAATCCAGACTGCACAATATCACCAGAAGGTACAGTACCACTGTAGTCTGCGTGTGCTGATACTTCATCACATGTTGTCCCATTATAGTAAATAGGATCAGACCCTTCACGGAATAAGTAGTGTACTCCATTCAAAGTAGCATGATCGTATAAACCATCGGACACTGTGTGCGATGCAGGTGTGATATCTGTTAGTGTAGTCGTCCCTTTGTAGATGTATGTATCAGATGCACTGATAATTTCTGTTGTGCCATCAGCCTTTACATACTCACTAATCATCACGATGCTATCAGCACCTGATGTAGTCTGGTATGCCCATCCTTTACGTGCACCAATACGGCCAAACTGGTCAATGACACAATTGTCTGCTGTCAGCGCAAACTGTTCAGGCAATGAAGTTGGTGAGTCCTGCGTGTTCAGTCCAAAGAAACCCGGAGCTTGAATCGCAATACTTTGTAGCTCTTTAGCCATTAGCTGTACCAGATAGTTTCTTCAGGATGCTGTGATGCGTCTTGAGAGATAGCGTTAGTTAAGTCTTCCTTGGCAAACACTGCTTGTTCTGCCGCAGACTGACCACCAGTTTCACCACGCTCACGTAGTGCATAAGAGTATGCCCATTGAACAACTGGAGCAGAAGGAATAATGTTTCATCAGTGTCATTGACAAGAGCATTGGTACGCTTAACACCGTACACTGTAATAGACTGTGCAACATTTGGAGTCATGTAGAAACGAATCTGCATGTCATTGTTAGAGTCTACACCGTCTAACGTGTAGTACTGAACTGCTCCATTTGCACTATCAGACTGTAACGATAGTTGCCTAATACGTGTCAAAGACTCCATTGGGATTACTTGGTTTGTAGTTTCATTATGCACCGTCTGGATTTTAGACTTGGTGCTGTATCCTGTTAGGGAATAATTAGATTGGCCTACAATTGTAGTAATACTTACTGCTTCACGTAATGCTGTCCAGTCCCAAGAGTCCTCAACAAGACGCTTAGCATCGTTGACAAAATCACCGATCAGTCGAGAGTAGTCTGATTCAGACACTGTAGTTACTTCATCCTCTCGGAGTCTACGTAGTACAGCGTTTACAAGTTCTAAGTATGTCATAGTACTATTCTACCATATTTTCAATGATTTGTCAAGCAAATGTACGCTTGAGCATCTTACGTGCTAGTGTTGGTTCACCTTCATTTAAGAAATCTAGGTCAGGAGCAAGTGATGCAATCTCTTCACCATCTGATGTGACCATTGTACCCGGTATTGTTTCTTGTGCGAGAGCCATCTTTGCCGCTACTTTAGGTAAGTCAAGTCTTCCAACATCTAGTGAGCCTACATCAACACCCATGTCTGCTAAGCCTTCAAGCTCTGATACATCAAAGCCATCCATACCAATACCAAACTCACCGATGTCTACACCTGAGAAGTCTACTTTGCCTAGGTCAACACCCAAGTCTGCAACTTCTGGTAAGTCTAATCCAAGTTCAAATACATCCGGGGCTGTGATATTAAACTGTCCCAAGTCTACACCTAAACCTGCTAGGCTTGGTAAATCATACGTACCTTTTAAGTCTGGGAAGTCAAGTCCTAGGTTAGATACAATGTCATTGACACTGAAGTCTAATCCTGCAATTTGTTGTGGTACAAAGGTTAAGTCTTCTAATCTAGCACCTTCATCATAGGCACGTTTAGTACCTGCATAGGCGGCATCTGCTGGATCAACACCCATTGCAAGCTGTGTTGCTGTTGTTAAACCACCAAGCCCAATTGCTTTTTGGTTTGGAGTATCTGCACCTAAATAGTTTACAATGTCTTCACCGTATCTGTTGGCAATTGTTTCTTCTAGTGTAGTGTTACCAACACCTACGTTAATAGCGTCTGTCAAGTATTGATTGTAGTCTTCTAACGCAGTACCTGATGTAGCATAGTCAACAGCACCTGCACCATACTTAGCTACAAGTTCCTGTTCTGACATGTTACCAGAGGCAAATCGTGCAGAGTCTACAATGTAGTCTTCATTCTGCTTGAGTACATCAAGCGTATCCTGTCCAAATGTATCTGCAATTGTAGAATCAAATGCATCTGTAAATCCTGTTTGCTCGGCAACATCAGTGCCGAAAGTCAACAAGAAGGCTTGACCGGGATTGTCGGCTGTTGCTACTTGAACACCCTTCTTAATGTTATTAACTACTTCAGGGTCAATGTTAGCGGCTTCAAACGCACCAAAGTCCTGACCTGCTGATGCGGCAATAGCGGCAATGTCAGCGGCATTAAGTTCTTCACCAGAGTCTAACTTAGAGTAAGCGTTAAGATAAGGTGCGGCAGGAGGATAGGCAATAGAAACAGCAAGACGTATATAAGGATTTTCTACAATCTTGTCAAGTTCATCTACGGCTTCTCGTAGACCATCTTCTACTTTCTCACCAATCTTAGATACAGAACCTACAATACCACCAGAGTCATCAATGCCTAGAAAGTCATCAGCAATTTTAGATACACCACCAACAACAACTTTCTTAACAGCTTTGACTGGATTACTGACTACTTTTCTTAACTCTTTAAAGAATCCCATCTTACCATTTTACCTTGTGTGACCAGTATCGTGCTGATAACTTTGAAGGACTACTATCCTGTGCATTGTGACGTGCATAATAACTTTTCTTACGGGCTTTGTCTTTGGCTGTTGTAGGACTTTTACCTGCACCCTTTACACCTTGTTGTCCAAAGCGTATAGTTTTTATCTTATCGCCTTCTTTTGCTACAACAACATGACTCTTTGTTGGATGATTAGGTGTCTTCTTAGGTTTATTATACCCTGAAACTCCGGCCCTGTCAAGTCTTTTATCTTTCATTTAACCACCCTGAATAATATTGTTTTCTTCAATCAACGACACAAGCATTGTCATCTGTTGCGTAGCAAATGCAGAGATACTGTCACCTTCACGCATCATAATAAACGCATTGATTGTTCCACCAATCTGAAATAAATCTTTAGCGGTGATTGTGTAACCTTCTAAAATAGAAAACGTACTGTCTTGCTCTGCGTTGTAGTAGTCTACTTCTACAGTGCCATTAGAGCCGCTAGTGTTGGTAAGGTACATTAACACCCACTGAGCACTTTTACCAACAGGGACTGTGTAGACTGTTTGTGACGTGCCTGTTAAAACAGCACCATAGCTTTTACGAATCATTTGCGTTTCTTACCTGATGCTGTGACTTTATGCTTGATCTTAGCAGGGCCAGTCTTACGTGTTGTACTGCTACGCTTCTCAGCCGCTGTCATCTTCTGAGCTACAGCCTTGGGTCTACAAGAAGGATACGGACGACTGCTACCACC